AGCGGTCCCCTACAGAGGGTGCTTGCCCAATACTGTTGTCACCGAACAAGATAGAAGCTCTAAAGTTCTCATCGGTAGTGACTTGGAATATTTTGTCGCTGCCGCCTGACGCGAAATAAATATTATCCTCTTCCTTGTAAATACCTTGTGTTGATGCGGCACCCGTAATGAATACTTGAGCACTTTTTTCAACAAAAGGTGCTTGACCTAATTGCACTTCTTTGATAGCATCAGGACTGTTAAATAAACCTGATTCAACCACTAAAGCGCCCTCTTGAACAACTAAATTCTCAGCGGTAGCCACAGTACCATTACTGGTTGCGGGTACGAGCAAATCCGTGTCTGTCCTATCGAGGTCAACTGTACCATCGCTATTCAGCTTATACATTGTAAAGCTAAGAGAGCCTCCATCCTCAGTAGAGTTAATTGTAAAGGTTCTCTCGGATTCAGGGATGACCATGGCTGAAGTATCTATTGCAGTTTCAACCGTTATCTTAGCATCCGCAGCAGCCGCAATTGGACCCTTCATTCGAACCCCGATCAATTCAAGAATTCTTTTAACACTGTCCCTACTCCTAGCAGTTCCTAAGAAATTCTCATTTGCTAAGTAGTCTGCTTTATTAGACTGAATATGGCCAACCGCAGCCATCAACTCAA